TATTGGCAAAGACCAGGCGCTGTTTGAAGAATGTCACCGTGGATGGGTAGCCAGTCTCTGCAGTAAACGCTGCAGTATTTAAGGTCCATGATTTGGCAATGGCTTGAACGTCTGCATTCAGCTTAACAATTACTTCCCCAAGCACACCTGTTGGTGAAACATAGGACGTAATTTTGACTTGGCCACCATTAATCGAAATGATTGCCCCCACATGTGCAGGAATAAATACAGACGCATCACCTGCAGTCACAGATTCCCAATCGGTACTTTCAGCTGCTGGAACCTTACCGGTACTATCCGCTATTGCACGCCATGTCTGGCTAAGATAAATAACACGCTCACCAATGATGTAGTTTTCCGTTGCACTCCAGTTCGGAAAAGCAGCTGCATTCAGTGAAATGGTTTTGCCTACTTCCACACCAGTCGGCGTTAATGCCACGTTCGGTGTGGTATTGATCTCGTCCACCGGTGCGGTGACAAAAGTGAATTGATCAAAGTTCCAGTTATCAAAGTCCTTACTACAGACCAGACGATGTACCGGATGATCGCCCTGGACAAAGAACATGCGATAGCGTGAGTGTGCCACCTGGATCTGCGCCACTTTGGTCGCTGTGTTATACGGCGTACTTCCTGTATGGACTATGGATTGCGTTAAAGGGTCATACACCTGCAGTGTATTAATGCCCAAGATCAATAGAAATGGATTATCCGAGTTCGGTACAAAAGGGATCAGACGCAATGCACCAGCGAAAATACCGCGAAACTTAGTACCCGGTCGTTTCTTTGCACCACCCTCTACCAATGGAATTGCATTCAATAGTTTTTTAGCGCCGTTGGCATATTGCTGCACATCAGTTCGGGTATGCAGTAACGGTGATAGCTCACCGCTAGACAGGTTATTTTTAAGTAGCCATTGCTTCATTAGTAGCGACTCCCGATATAGCGTGATTCCTCATACACCATGTCTTCAGAAGGTCGTTCTTGTGCATTGATCGTACGTGCACGCTTGATCAGATCGCGATATTGCGCTTCTGCCGATTGCCCTGCTGCATCACTACCGGTATTCGGTTTGCATAGCTTGGCGGCCATCTTGAGTGACATGGCTTCAACCAGCATTGAATCCCAAGAATCTTCGTTATCGTTGTCAAAAATATATTCAAGGTTGATCCGATTGGTGTTAGCTAGAATGTAGCGATTCTCGACTTCGTATTTTTCAGTATTGGCACTGATGATCCGGATGAAGTCACGCGGCAATGGGAAAGAATGGGTATAGCCAAAGGCCGGGTAAGTGGTCACTGGTGCCAGAATGGTACGTTTCTTTGCACAAGACCATGGATGATCACGGAGAATTGATTTTCGCACCTGGTCATAGATACTGCGGCAGCGTTCAGCACGTGCAGTGTTCTCGTCAAATGAAGCAATATTCTGATCACCGATCAGGCTTAGAGCATGATTGATGATAGATGTTCTGGTTGTAATAGACATAAAAAAGCCCTCAAGTTTTTATGATCTTGAAGGCTTTTAAGTTGTAGTTTGTTGGGTGTTAGAGTTGCTTAATAACTTCCAGTAGTTTATTTGATGCTTCACTCACCACTTTTGATTCATTGCATTGGTAGGCCGTATGCATTGCATCAATAAGGAATTGACCTTTGGTCAACTTGGTGCTGGCGCTGTCCAAAGTGCTACGCATGTGCTTTAGCGCTTCTTTTGCGTGAAACAGGTCTGATTCAAGCTGTTTTTTTTCATCTAAATCAATCGCATCTGCTCGATTCATTTTCTAATTCCCTCGAATTCGTACCAATTAAAAAAAGACCCGACACCCCATGCCCAAGATGTCGAGCCAAATCCCCTTTAATTAAGCCGGTGTGTAGTCAATCGCTACGACTTTCTTCTCATTGGCACGACCAGCACCAAATGAGTGAACACCACCAACTTGTTTTACGTTCTTCTTATCCGGACGAGTCGAGATATCGAAGCTAGTAATATCTGCATCACCGAAATGAACGGCAGACTTACAGTACATTGCCAAACGCTTGGTTCCAGCTGTAGCGCCTTGACCTACTTTTTCATAAGCAACCCAAGTCACACCCAACCACTTGTGACCGACTGCACCGTTCTGCAACATCTGAACGTTGACGTGATCCGAGTTGGTCAAGATGGTGTCATTCAGGAATGCGTTCAGCACGTCTGAGGTGTAAGTGATAAAGATTTCTTCGCCGTTCTGCTCATCACATTCGTTCGCACGGAATAATGATTTTGCTTTGGTGATTTGCTGCTTCAGCGTACCGAAAGCCGGTGCGATGATTTGACCTGCTGGCAGATTTACCGTCGAAACAGTTGCTGTACCGGCATCGTCTACTACTTTGCGAGTCACTGGACCAACAAGCGCTGTATAAATAATGTCGTCAATCTTGCGTTCACGTGCGCTGATCAATAACTTCATGTATTTGTCTTGTGGCATTGCCTTCAGCTTAGGCAGGTCACGCGGTTCAATTGGAATGAATAGATCCCAATCAGACATTAATGCGGTACGTACACCTACATCTGGATGAGTCCACTGAGTGTCACCATAGCGAGCACCAGAAGCCTGCATTTCCACAGATCCCATGTCATTGATGGTGAATGACTCACCTTCAATTTTTCCACGGTTCACAACGGTTTTAAGCAGTCGTGATTCGTTTTGCTGTGCCGCAACGTCGTATGTGTCATGGAACTGTTGAACAAACGCCGCTGTGATTTTGTTTTGGTTAGCCATTGGCTAAATCCCCCTTATTGATATTGCTTCGCATAAGCCTGTTCAACCTGTGCATAGACACGTTTATGGTCTGGATGCTTGTCGTTCAAGTAGGCTTCCGACATCATTAATTGTTGAACTGATTCACCAACGTTTTGCTGTGTGTTAGAAGGTGGTAAATCTTCCTGAATATGCTTACCAATAGCGGCCGCTAGCTTTAACGCACCGATTGGCGAGTCTAGATCCGAAGCCTGAAAACCTAATGCTTCAATGGCCTGTTTGGCCAAGTTCACATTTGCGCCAAAGTCATTGCCCCATTCTTCCTGTAAGGCTTCCATTTGAACGGATTGATGCTGTTCATAGGCTTTAACGACTGCTTCAACCTGCTTATTGGTCATGCCTTCATCATGGAATGATTGCAGTACTTCAGCGTTATCCGCTTTAAAAGCATCAAAATCGAAGCCTTCAATTTCAACTGAATAAGCATCGGCAGATTCCGGCACCGCCGTAGCTGGATCTGTTTCAGTTGTTTGCGTTTCTTGTTCACCAGGATTCTGCTGTGTTGTCTCAGTACCTGGCACCGTTTGCGTTTCTGTTCCTGCAGGTGGTGTTGTAGTTTGAGTTTGTTCAGTTGTTTGAACGTCTGGTGTGTCAGTTGTTTGTTGTTCATCCATTGTTTTGCTCCATGTGTGCAAGTTCTAATTGCTCGTTATAACGAGGATCGTTTGCTGTGTTGATTCGATTAAGAATGAAGTCCACGACTTCCGCACGGCCAAGACGGCGGCAGGTTTCGCGTTCATCATCGGTAAATGGATTGCGCTTAAAACGCGCCGTAAGTTCTTCTAAAATTCGTTGGCCGTTCGGCTCAATATCAAAGTGAATCTGGTAGGTTTGCGCAGTTGGCTTTCGATGTGAGCGCCATTTGATGTGGTGGCCAAAACCCAATTCGTCCTCTTGCTCCTGGACCAGTTCTTTAAATTCCTGATCAGGCTGGGCCTTATGATCGGCAAGCTCACTCTTAAGTGCTTCAACTGTTTGCTTTTCTTCATAAAGCCAAATCTGAAGCTCATTAACCGCATTTCTATTAAATACGCTTACAGCTTCTACAAGCTGCTTAGACCGGTAGCAGTTCCGCCAACCGACACACGCAATCAGTAAGAGGATGGCCAGAACGGCGATAATTAAAATCATTGCATTACCTCACTGACCATTTGTGCTTCCAGACCTTTACCCATGCCTTGTGCTACTGCACCTGTCATCTGTTGTGCCATGGCCGCTTCTTGTTCCTGTGCCGCTGCTTGCTGCTGTGCCTGTGCTTTGCGTTCACGGTAGGCTTGCACTTCATCCGTAGTACGCATGATTGCAGTCGGTGCACCTAGACCAGCGGCCAAGACTTGCGGCACTGCATCGGTGTTGATGTTATCCATAGCTTCCTGGAATGCTTCTGGGCTTAATTGAGCCAAGCCACCCATTGATCCCATAAGACGTTCAATACTGGCCACTTCCTCAAGCTTCTGAGCACGTGCTAGTGGTGAAATAAACTTGAATGAAAGGTTACGACCTTGTAGATCCTCTGGTGCTTCGCCTAATGCTTCTGCCCGATATGCCAGACCAAAAGCACGATCAAGGATAGGAACAAGCAATTCAGCTTGTGCACGGCCATATAACGGCCCGAGCTGCTGCCGGATCATATCGACACGTGCATAAATCTCTGCGGCCGTAGGTGGTGTGTTGTAGTGCTGCGACATCCCATCAGCCATAAGCTTTCTGCGGATGCTGGACTGAATACGATCTAGCAATGGATCTGCGACCTGAAAGCCCCGACCACTATCCAGGCGCTTCATTGAATCTACCTTTCCTGCAGTAACGATCTTGCCGCCACCGATACGCACAGTACGTGGGTTTAAAATGCCGTCATCTTCAGCAATCCAGAAACCAAGCACATCAATCTCAGCACTGCGCAAGGTGTCACGCATCAAAGCATTGGCTGATTTAGCATCTGGTAACGCCGTGGACATGATGCCAATTCCGTACACGCTGCCCGGGATCTTTCTAAAACGTGGTACCGCACAAGGGAATTCGTTATAGCCAGATTCTTTCAGGATATTTTTTCCATCCACTTCCACATGATATGAAGCAAACGGCATATTCTTCGGTAGTAATACACGGTTGGTCATTGATGCTTTGACCTTGCGTGGTTCGATCACATGCACAACCTTGAAACGGTCATCTGGTCGAGTCTGGTAAGTGTTACGCACGGCATCACTTACTTTGTGTTCGCCAAATTCACTGACCAACTGTGCAGCGGTTTTGGTGTACTCGCGGTAAATCGTATCTACTTGCCCGTCTGGACGTGTAGAAGCAATAAAGCACTCACCGATTGGCCCGCACTGGTATGTGAAGACACCGCCTTTTTAACGAGCAATGTCTTGATAGATCACA